CGGCGCAAGAAGCGTATTATTAATTTGTTCACCCTTACCTTTGTGAGGGGGATGATTAAGACTAAAAGCCTTGCCCATTGAATGAGCTTCAACCTAAAATAGATGACCAACTAAAATCATCTAGTAGAGGGAACAAGATCGGTAGTTACATTGATCCTTTCATCACTTATAATATAGTAATCCTATATATAAGCATTGAATCCTGGATATGGCCTACTGTACAATACTTAGTATAACAAAATATACGGGTATTGAGTTTGAGATTAAAACTCTCACGAGTAATATTGCCTTAATCGGCGTTTTACTGAGCTTGTTCCTTACTTAATTTAAGTTTATTGAATTTCATCATGATTCTTTTCATGAGATCACTTTCAACGGCTTTTTGAGGATATCTAGGAGAAGGTTGATTAATCTTCTCTTTATGTTCTTGAGCAAGCGTTCTAAAGTGTGAACGAATAATATTCGCTCGTTTCAGTAATAGTGAAGAACCTAGAGTAATGATGTCATTAATAGGCCTGAATTCTGAGGCATTGTGTGATTCAGAAGAAATATCTTCGAGATCAACAAGACAAGTCCAAAGAGTATCAAGATCTAATGATTCATCAAAATCATAGGTATCTTTAACAGTTACCACAGTTTGATCCCAACTATTATGGATCTCTTCGTACATGGGCATCATTAATGCCTGAAGAGGTTCACCTAGTTCTTCCCAGGCCTTTACAAAGTAAGGGTCGGTCTGAAATTTATCAGAGAAGGAAGGATCAAATCTAGAATGGCTAGATAACATACTGAAAAAGAAAGACTTAAATTCAGATGGATTTCGAGGTAAGTAACTCTGTTTAACAGAATTAGCTGTTTTACGACCTAAATCCTTTAAGTATTCTAATTGTTCTGGTATAATGGTTAGGTTCCCTGCCTTGTTAAAAGCAGAGGACGTTATCCATTCTTTATACGTAGTCAATTTCGAAAATATCATTTTAGGATACGAAAGTAATAATAAGGCTTTCGCCATACTTCGTCCTAATTTGGTATATCTAGTATTGATACGAGATAAAGCTTTATAACCATGTCCAAGAAAGGAAAGGAGTTCAGAGATACGAATATCTCGAAAACCTTTAATACGGTTAAATAACTGTAGTAATCCTCTTATGTCATATTTGGCTACGGCCATTTCTCTGAAAGAAAGACCGGAAACATCTTCGTATTTGTAAACGAAACGTTTAGCAAATTCTAGAGATCCATTATCAGAAAGAATGGATTTGGATAAATTTATCTCAATATCCCACTCTTTTGCTAATGCCAAATAGGCTGCAGCAACTCTTTTATCGGCGATAACTAAATCATCACCGAGTACAAGATAAAAGGAAAATTCTCTATAACCTACGCGAAGCGCGGCTATACGAACCATAATATGGTGAGTTAAGGCAAGCATCGCCCACGAAGACAGAGCTCCCATGGGTTGGCCTGTTGCATATTTAACAGCATGCACATACGGCAATTGTTGTCCGTCATTACCGGCCTTACTTAATTTCAAAAGAAGATAAGGATTATCCTTATTCTCTTCAGGATCAATACCTAGAGCACTACAAGTTATTGCTGTTGGATCCCAAACAGGGGTCGATAGTTTATACCATCTACTTGTAAGGAATTTTGACCAAATAGCTCCAACCTTTCGTTCAGCAAAGATATCTAATATCAGTGCTTGAGCGGATACTGGAATACG